GAACTGTACTGCTGTACAAAAGCAGTTGTTATTTGATTTGACATATTGTCATCTCCATTGGTTAAGTTTAATTAAAAATAAACGAATGGATTTTCCACAATGTGGATCTATTCTAGAATTTTACATCTTCGTAGATGTTTGTCTTTTCCAAATGCCAATAGGGTCTTACGATTATCCTAGTGATTTGCTCTATACATCAGATAATTGCTGACGTAAAGCAAAAACTTCTTGTACAGCTTTATCGTGATTTGGATGCGATTTATTCCAATATGCAGATCCTGGAGCTTGTAATTTAGCTATTTCATTCTCTATTTCATTAGGAGTTAAATAGTTTGGACCAGATTGTGCCACAAAACTATCTTCACCTACCATATCAGCTAATTGAGCAAATGCTTTAACAACTTGAGGATGATCACCTAATTTAGTGCCATTTTCTAAGTTCATATTTAAAACATCTTCACCAACATATTGTCTAGCAAGTTGAGATGCTTTAGTTATTTTTTGTTCAAAAGCTCTGCCAAATTCTTTACGAAGTTGTTGTTCGCTTTCAACACGAGCTGTTTCAGCAGCTGCATCTAAACTTTTTAAGTTTTCTTGCATAATGTCATTATAAAATTTAACAACACCTTCTGCTTGTTGTGGTAATAAACCAAGTTTATGAGCTTGTTGTGAAAAAACTTTTAGCGCATTTTCATCAATGGTTGTATCTTCGCCAATGTTATATTTATATTCTTCAGCTGATTTGGGTCTGCCTAGTTTATCAAAAACTACATTCCAATCTTCCTCAGTTGCGTGTTTATTAGGTAATGGTATTTTTTCTACACCAACTAATTTTTGTGCATGAATATAACTTTTAGCTAAACTATTAATATCTTTAATAGGTGCTAAAGATTTATCTGCTCTGATATCTTCAGCTAAACTAGCTTTCCAATCTGCAGCAGCTTGTTCAACTGCACTTGTAACATTATTATTTACTGGAGAAGTCGCTGGACTTCCAGATGGTTGAACTACTTGTTCCACCACTCCCTGTTGATCACTCATTATTTCCTCCATTTTTTTTGTTGATCATTGATTTAATAAATAGATAGACAGATCTTTGTCCCTCTAAATATGCGCTCTCATAACTATCTCCTTTAACAAAGGTAGTTACGTTAGCATTACATCTTCGCTCTAGATCTTCAAGAACCTTTTCTCCATTCTCAGATCCAAAACAAATCTTATAATCTGTTATTAAACTTTTTATATCTTTATTCACTTATAACTTTTAATGCAGGCGCTGCTTTACCTACTGCTTCAGCAGTTTGTAAATCTTGTTGCATCTGCATTTGTTGTTGTTGCATTTGTTCTCTTTGCAAGCGAATTTGTTGTACTTCAGCATCTGATTTCATAACCTTAGCAGGTATTCCTAAAATATCTTGTATATATTTTACTAAACCATTTACATCTATGTGATCAAACACAGGCGCCATATTTTGTAAAGAACCAAATATTTCAACACCTCTCATAATTGAGGATAACTCTGAAGTCTTCTGAGCTTTAGCTAATGGTGATACATATTCTATTTCAATATCTTGATCTCCTAAAAATTCAGGTGCTTGTGGAAATTTTTTATTTCTTAATAGAATATTGAAAGCTCTTGTAATTAATGGTTGTAATAATTCTGATTGTAGTCTTCCTAGCACTGGACCCAACAATCTCATTTTTTCTTCTGTTCTTTGTAATACTTCTGTTGCAGTCATTTGTGGACCAGATTGCATCATAAGTTGATCAACGAAAAAATTCTCTCTAATTGCTTTACGTCTTTGCTCTTCCATATTTAAACCTAATGGATTGTTTGCAGCAATATTCATTGGTTCAATTTTATCTCTAGTTCCAGCTCTATAGTAATTCAATCCTCCAGGTATGGTTCTTATTGGTAAAAGAAAACCATCATCAGGTACAAGCAGCGGAGGATCTATTTGTTTTTGTGCAGCTCTAATAGTTGTTTTAGACATTGTATTTAACATCTTAACATCTGCTAAAGCATTCATTGCAGGTGATCTTCCATAAATTTCATTAGATGCTTTTAAGTATCTAGGTACAACATAAGGGAACTCTTCATAACCACCTTCTTTTAAAATAGCTCCACTATCTGGATCTACATAAACTGAATAGTAAGGTTTGCCTTTATTTCCTTTTGCAATTTTAAATTCTTCATTTGGCATTACTAAATGCAATATTGGAACTTCTTCGTATGGATATGATTTAGCTTTATCTTTTAAATTTTTAGGTAAGTTTTGTTCACCAAATTTTAATAATACTGTTCTGGCAGGTAGATAAAATTTTCTAAGCAAACTATCTACCATGCCTCTTTCATCTTCGGTGATAAAAATTTCTGCAATATAAATAGTTCTAAATCTTAAATCATCATTAATATCTTCTTCAATCAACATTGCTGCTGTACCAAAAGAAATTAAATCGTGATATAATTCAAAAATTTCTTGTTGAAAATTTGATGATGCGAAAACTTTGTACATAACATCTGTACAAGATTCTAACCATTCTTTTGCTTCATCATCTCTATCAAGATCGTTATTACGATATCTTAAATAAAAAAATGGTGATGCAATATTAGTTAGCATTCCATGTAATGATGCTGACAATAATTCTAAAGAATGAATTGCTGTACCATCAAAAATTAGTTCGTGTCTTTTGTCTCCCTTTGATCTTTTTTTTGTAATGTCTGCTTTTCGCGGCATCATATAATCTGCAACTTCTTGCCAATGCTCTTCCCAAGTTTGACGTTGAGTATTCAAACTTTGGTATCTGTCTAATACCAATTTTGCTTTTGGATTAATTGCCATATTATGCGCCTAATAAAGTTTTAGTAGAAAGTGTAGTCTGTTCGCTTACACCAGATGGTGATGTAAGTATAGTCATAGATCTACCTCTTCTTTTTGCTTTTAATAATCTTGATGTTTCTCCTTGCTCAACTTCTGCCTGAGTTGGTGATGAAATAGGTTTTGGCTTTGGAGCTTCAACTTGTGGTGCTACTGAAGCAGGAATATCAGATGATTTTCCTGTTACAACAGATTTAACTAAATTAACAACTGGTTTTGCTCCACCCATATTATTCTCCTAATAAAGTTTTTTTCTGTAAACTTTCTTCCTCTGTTAATCCTTGTGGACCAGTTAAGATTGTAGATGATCTACCTTTACGTTTACGTCTAATCTCAGCTTGTTCAGCAGCAACTTTTGCTTTTCTTTCTTCGTCGTCATAAGCAGGTGGCGGCGCTGGTGGTGGAGGAGGTGGCGGCGGCGCCGGAGCTTTTGGCATTAAAAATCCCATCGCTATTCTCCTAAAAATTTTGTTAAGTTTTGTAACATGCTAAACCCATATTATATTATTTACTATTCGTAAATACCTTATTTAGAAAAGATCTTATACTCAGAGTCTGTGGCTCTAGGCATAGAAGTATTCTTGGTTAATACATCATTCACTGATAATGCTAAATATCTAAAAGCATCGGCTGCATGCGAAGACCAGGCATGTACAGGTTTACTATGAAATATCTTCATCTTTTCATTATATTTTCTATGATAATGTCTTAATGCATCAACTAAATGTTTACAGTTATCCATATCAATCCAGCATCTAGGTAAGATCATTTTAGCAGAATGGATCCCATCTTCTAGCGGCAGTTTCGGCAAAATTTTAAAATTAATACCTAATTGATAAGCAACATCTCTTCTAGTCTTGCCAGTGGAAAATTCAGTAACTTCTATGTCATGCGGCGCAAAGTGTGTTTTATAATAATAATCTTTCTTGCTAACGATCTCACAATAATGCGGTAAACCTTCTTTATTGTTTTCGTAATAATCTATTATATGAATTGCAGCGCCAACTTGTTGGTAAAATATTATTGCAGTAGAATCTCCAATACCAATATCCCAAGCAGTATTTACTGGGAACGCAGGGTTATAAGGAACTCTAGTTAATTGTTTTTTATCTTCTAAATCTTTTATAATAGATCCAAAAATAGATCCGGATATATTTGCTATCCATGAGCATTCAAATTCTTGTTGATATTTTTCTTCACCCATCTGCTCCCTTGCAGCTTTTAATTCTGCTTCATCAACTATATTAGTTTTGGATGCAGGAGCTGTATAAGCAAACCAATCATCATGGGTTAATGCATATTGATATAATTCATAAAACTGATTTGACATTCCGGCAGGTGTTCCAATAAATACGCACCATCCTTTTCTATCGGATAAGCAGGGTCTAAGAACTTCATTCCAAAGTGTAGGATCTATTTGCGCCATCTCATCGCAACAAGCTCCATCTAAAAATATACCCCTAATGCTATCAGGTGTTTCAGAAGATAGGAGGGTTATTCTGGCGCCATTGGGTAGATCACAACGTAATTCTGTTTCGTGAAATCTAACTCCAGGTATTACTCCTGCATATTGTTTTAAATAATCCCAAGCAATGTTTTTTGCCTGGCGGTATGTTGGAGCGATATAGGCATATCTAGGATTCTTTTTTGTGTTTAGCATCGCCTCAATAAGCAGGTGATTAATTAACATAACTGATTTGCCAAACCTTCTATGACAAGCAAGAACAGAAAATCTATACTGCCTTAACTTTTCATGCAGCTCTTCTTGCTGGGGTCTGGGATCGTAAGGTATATCAACAATCATTAGTGTATTTTTGGCATGTCAGAAATATCATCTATTTTATGATAATCAATTCCAATCTTTTTTAATATCTTTGCTGCAAATTTATCCATGTGTTCGCTATCTTCAAAACCATTAAAATGGATTACCAAAGAACCGGTATCTTCATTTACAAATAACAATGCTGTAACTAATGCGTCATCTTCTTTAGACATGGTGAGTGTGTGGCTGTGTGTGTGAAATTCCCAATATAGATATAAATAATTTTGGCGCCAATCGGCTTGGGTATACCCCCCTAAATGTTCTTGGTTTGTTCGCCAAAATCCTATTAATACAACCTATGCTGCATTTCCGATAATTAATCGTTATCGGAAATGAACTCCATAACGCGCGCGCAAGACTGTGTGGCACTGCATACATTAACCAACTATTCCACATCTTGAG